TAGAGGCGGCTCCGCAACTGTCCACTTTCCTATCTGGCATCAAGAAATCAGCGACATCTTGGTACTCAAAAACAACAAAGGAACAGAAGACAACAGAGTCAGAAAACTCGACTACAGTATCCAACTAAGTAAATTATTTTATGAGCGATTTATCCAAAACAGTACTATTAGCTTATTCAGCCCTCATGATGTGCCTGGGTTGTATGACGCTTTTGGTAGCGATTCCTTTGACGAACTCTATACTAGATACGAATCAGACGAATCTATCCCCCGAACCACAATCGGAGCACATGATCTTATAATAGATCTGTTGAAAGAAAGAGCAGAAACTGGTAGAATATACTTGATGAACATAGATCATTGTAATTCTCACTCATCCTTCTTGGATAAAGTGGAGATGAGCAACCTATGTCAAGAGATTACTCTACCAACTAAACCTATACAACATATTGATGATGAAGCTGGAGAAATTGCTCTCTGTATCCTTTCTGCTATTAATATTGGCAAAATTAGGGATGTTCAAGATCTTGAAAGTCTTTGTGATCTTAGTGTTCGGAGTCTTGATGAACTCATTGATTTTCAAGGATACCCAGTACGAGCAGCAGAACTCGCTACAAAGGCAAGAAGATCCTTGGGAGTCGGTTTTATTGGACTCGCACACTACCTTGCCAAACAAGGCGTTAAATACGAAGATCCAGAAGCATGGAAGTTAATTCATGATCTTACTGAGGTTTTCCAATATAATTTGGTAAAGGCATCTGTTAATCTTGCTAAAGAGAAAGGTGCTTGTGAATACTCAGATAGAACTAAGTATGCTCAGGGTATTCTTCCTATTGATACTTACAAGCAAGATGTTGATGAATTAGTTCCTAATAACCTTAATTGTGATTGGGAATCACTTAGAGAGGAAGTAAAGCAGTATGGTATTCGTAATAGCACTCTATCTGCTCAAATGCCCTCAGAGTCTTCTTCTGTTGTATGTAATGCCACTAATGGTATTGAACCACCTAGAGGATATCTTTCTGTTAAGAAATCAAAGAAAGGACCACTCAAACAGATAGTTCCACAGTATAATACTCTTAAGAATAATTATACTCTTCTTTGGGATATGCCAAACAATACTGGTTATATCAATATCGTTGCTGTAATGCAGAAGTTCTTTGATCAGGCAATCTCAGGAAACTGGTCTTATAACCCACAACATTTCCCTGATAATGAAGTACCAACAACCGTTATGGCTCAAGATTTTCTAACTACATACAAATACGGTTGGAAGACCTCATATTATCAGAATACTTATGATGTTAAGACTGATGAAGTTGATTTATCAGTTCCTAATTCAGATGAGGTGGGTATTCAGGGTAGTACGAAATTAAATAATTTACTTGATGAATTAGAAACTGCTGTTGAGGAGGAGTGTGAGTCCTGTGCCATCTAATGTGAAAGGAATGACGGTATTCAATACCGCAGATGTAAATACTAAAAAACAACCCATGTTCTTTGGTGCTCCTTTAGGAGTCCAAAGATATGATAATTTTAAGTATCCTCAGTTTGAGAATCTAACAAAATCTCAACTGGGGTATTTTTGGCGACCAGAAGAAGTATCTCTACAGAAAGATCGTGGAGATTATCAGACACTTCGTCCAGAGCAGAAGCATATCTATACATCAAATTTAAAGTATCAGATTATGTTAGACTCTGTACAGGGTAGAGCACCTGGTATGGCATTCTTACCATACTGTTCTCTTCCTGAACTTGAAGCATGTATGGAGGCATGGTCTTTTATGGAGATGATTCATAGTAGATCATACACTTATGTGATTAAGAATGTATATGCTGATCCATCAGAAGTATTTGATACGATTATTAAAGATGATCGTATTCTAGAACGTGCTGCTAGTGTAACTAAATCATATGATGATTTTATTAACTACGCACAGGAATATGGTCAGAGTAGTGCTTGGAAGGATGATATGAGACATCATCCAAATTCTGAATGGACACTCAAAGATCTCAAAAAACATTTATATAGGGCAGTAGCTAATGTCAACATTTTGGAAGGTATTCGATTCTATGTCTCTTTTGCTTGCTCTTTTGCTTTTGGTGAACTTAAACTTATGGAAGGGTCAGCAAAAATCATCTCCCTCATTGCACGAGATGAAAACCAACACCTTGCCATCACCCAAAACATCATCAACAACTGGAGAAAGGGTGACGATCCAGAGATGGTATCCATTCTAAAGGAAGAGGAGCAGTGGACATATGATATGTTTGAGAAGTGTGTGAATGAAGAGAAGAAGTGGGCAGAGTACTTATTTAAAGATGGATCAATGATTGGTCTTAATGATAAGCTTCTACAGCAGTATGTTGAATGGATTGCTAATAAGAGATTGAGAGGAATAGGATTAAAACCATTATATGATATTCCTCAAAAGAATAATCCATTACCTTGGACAGAGCATTGGATTAGTTCTAAGGGATTACAAGTAGCACCACAAGAAACTGAAGTTGAATCTTATATTGTTGGTGGTATTAAACAGGATGTGAAAAAGGATACCTTTGCTGGATTTAAATTATAAATACTAAAATATAGTGTCTGGGAACAGATGAAATCAGTCAAAGATATTTTAGAAACAGCATCAGGAAAACCTGGTGGTAGGGCTAGAAATGTTCGACAGGGCGGTGCTGAAGTACTTCCTGATGGTACAATTGTACCTGAGTGGGGTGATGGTAGCAATATTCCTGATGACATTAAGCAACAAATGTCAGAGCCTGACTCTTATGATTATAAGAAAGGTGGTTTTAGGGAAAAGATTAGGAATTGGATTAAAAACAATAAAAAACAATATGGACAATATTTAAATAAAAAAAGAAAAGGAGAACGGGAAGCAAAAAGAGATTTAAATAGACAAGATAGTTTTAATAAAGATCGTGGTTGGTCTAAATCGGGTCAAAGAAGAGGACCATTAAAACCTACTGGTGCTGATCCATTACGTGGAACAGCATTGTATATTCCACCTAAAGATATAGAGGGAAGAGATAAGTATACAGAACCTACTACAAAGTTTGATAAAAAAGGTAAACTTATAAGAGGATATAGGAGTGCTTCAGATAAGGGTGTTGAACGCTGGTTAAATAAAGTTAATACTAAAGGATATCAAGTTGGAAGCAAGGCATCAGAAGCAGAGGTAAAAGCTGGTTTAACTAAAACACAACAGCAATTAAAAAACCCACAGATTGTACAAGCAACTAAAGATAAAATAAATCAAGAATATGGTGGTAGAAGAGCAAGAAGGCAAAATCCAAATAAATTATTGAATTTTGATCAGATAAAGAAATTAATTGATAGAAAAAATCCTACAACAGTAAGTAAAGTAACTGGTGGAAAACTTCCAGCTAAATTAAATACACCTGCTAATATTAAGAAAACTAGTACAGCAGTAAGACAATCTCAGGTTTCTCAGAAACAAAAAAGGTATACTTATTGGCAGAATCAGCTGAATAAGAAGAAAAATCCACCTCCAGTAATTGATCCACCTCCATCATCTGAAACAAGTACAAGTACAAGTACAAGTACAAGTACAGGTAGTAAAGGAGATACAGGTACAAGTAGTAAGAAAAATAAATTTGGTTTTAAAGATTTTAGAAAAAAAATCACTAATATCTATAAAAAACCATATAAAGGTAAGAATACTTATAGAACAGGTGCTAAAGGATTTGCTGCTACTAGTGCTCTTACTGCAGGATTAACTGGAGAGAGTATACCAAAAGCTGCTGGAAGGGGTTATGTTAATGCTGCTGCTTTCGCTCTTGCTTCACCTTTATTGAAAATACCAAAAATAGGAGCACCTCTTGCTGTTGGTACTGGATTCCTTTTAGCAAATAGGGCAAATAAAGCTTACTCACAATTAACTGCTCCTCAACCTCAAGCTCAACTTAATCCAAAAGTAAAGGATACTACGACTCCTAAGAAACCTCCTGGTGTTATCATTCCTCCTAGCAAGAAAAAGTCTAAAGGTGTAAGAATGAGACTACGATTAAATACTGATCAATTCGGTCCAGCTTAGATTTTATAAATAGTTTGAGTAGATAACTAGTCCGAAAAATGTCTTATAAGCAAATTAGTGATATTGAACGTCTTTATTCGACTGTACATGATCCTATTGATGAAGAATTTAGCGATATAATGACGACTGTTGTTTACGGTTTGGTTAATGAGGGATATAGTGAAAATGCTATTGTTTCATTTCTTGAAACTGCCCAAGATGATGATATCGTAGGTAAATATCTTTCTATTGATATGATTTCGGAAGAGTTGGAATATTTCGATGCGATGGAAAGTGGTCTTCTTACTGAAGATTATTTTGAAGAAAAGTGGGGAATAAGATCTTTAGTAAAAGGACTAAAAGGTTCTAAAGGTTTAAAAAATATTAAGCTTAAGAATTTAAGACCAAGAGAGATTGTTAGAAATGTTAAGAAAGCTGTAAATCCTAAAGGGTTTAAGCAAAGACAAAAATTTGAAAAGGAATTACTTCAAGTTAATCCTAAGGCTACTACCAAACAATTAGATAAGTACTCAACAGCAAGATTTAAAGGTAAAGACGTTAAGACTTCTACTAGATTTGCGACTCAAAGTAAAGGTTTATTAGGGAAGATAAAAGATAAAGTAAGTGGTTTATTGCCTTGGGCAGTGGGTGGTGCATTTGTTGCTCCTATTGTTAAGAATAGTGCTGATAAGGGCGAAAAGGATCTTCTTGACAGATCTAATGAGACTAAAGATAAAAATGATAGTGGAAATGGTAAGAAGGATCAACCTGGATCTGATAGAGAAACTATTACTAATCCAGAGTATGGAAAGGATAATAAGGCAACTGATCATAAAGGAAGAGATTTTGATGATCCAGAAGCTCATAGTAGTGTAAGAGGTGGTCCAACTGAGATTACTATTGGTGGAAATGATAAAAAACAGGACACAAAAGAAGTAAAACCAGAAGTTAAAGTAGATGATTATCTAGGTAAAGATAAAGGATTGCTTAATAAAGCAGATTGGCTGAAGAAAACTGCTAAAAGTCCAGCAGCTAAGTCGGGTGCATTTACTGATGACCAAAGATGGGCTCAGCAATTGAAGCATCGTCAGTGGCAAAAGGATAATAATAGAGGTGCTTTTAAGGTTAAGAAAGAAAAAGCAAAGACTTATACAAACAAACTTGATGCTTTTGTTAATAATAAGAAGGTTGGTGATCCTAAAGGAACAGGTAAGCATAAGATTACTCAATGGCAAGATTTAGAATCTTATGAACCTACTGGTGAGGTACTTGCTAATGAACATTTCGCATATACTGAATCATTAGTTGAAGGAAATATTGAATATTCAGTAAGTTATTTTTCTGATGGAATTGATATTCAAGAAAAGTTTGGAACTAGATTAATTAAAAATCAGATTAAAAAGGGTTTAAATGTTCTTAAAAAATCTGGAATGGCTGATGATTTAGGACCTAGTGCTACTATGTCAGGATTGTCACAGAAGATGGGTAGTCCTAGTGATGCTGTTAAAGGATTTGTAGATGGAGCATCCGATGCTGCTAACTTTATTAAGAGAGTAGTTAAAGGTAAAAAGAAGTTTAAGAATCCAGGAGCAAAACCAAAACTTACTCAGAATGTTCCATCTACTGAAAGAATACCTTCAGGTGGACCTCTCGCAGTACGTAACCCTTCTCCAGTTCAAAAGGTTAAGGATGCTGCTAATGCTATGAAACCAGGAATTAAAGCAGCAGTTAAAACCGCTAAAGACACCTTCAAAAAAGGTGTAAAACAAGGTGTAAAAGGTACTAAGTATGTTGCTCCAAGAGGTGCTGCTGTTGCTGGTGGTGCTCAAGTTGGGATTGAAGTAAACAAACGGTTAAATAAAGAAAGTGCTAATGAAAGCATACTAAGGAGAGCTATGGAATTACAGGAGTTAAAGTTTGCCCCAGACGCAACACCAGAGGAGAGATCTAAAGCAATACAAGGTTTAAAAGGTAAATCTACTGCAGGACCTAAAACTGGTGGAAAATCTCCAGCAAGACCAGATATTAAAACTGGACCAAGAAAGCCAAAAGCTGATAAGGGAGGACCTACTACACCAGAACAGGCTCCACAAGATAAAGATTCAGGACCTACTACACCAGCACGTCCTCCAAAATCTCCATCTAAGAAAACAACTACCAATGCTCCTAATCAAAATTCTCCTACTCAAAAGGAAGAGTATGTTGATGCTTTCGATTTAGTACTTGAACATCTTGTAGAAACTCAGCAAGTTGATAGTATTGAAGAAGCATTATATGTAATGATGGAAATGGATCAGGATGCGATTTATGGAATCGTTCAAGAAAAATCTGTTCTACCTGGAAAAGTGCCTGTACAAGCACCTCTTAAGACTGTAGTTAAAAAAGCAGTAAAAAATGTAAAAAACACTGTAAAAAAAGCAGTTAAAGGTCAAGGATCTAAAACTGTTCCACTTGGAAAAGGTGTAAGGAAAGGTGGTGATCCTGTAAGAATAGGATTGCCCAGACAGAATACGAAAAAAACTACTGGTGCTCAACAATCTGGTGGTACTCAATCTACTACTAAAGAAGGTTTAGAATTAGCATACCAGTCGATTTATGAAAAAGCATTTATAAAAAATGTTTTGAAGGGAGGAGCTAAGAAGGTAATCTCTAAAGCTAAGGTGGGTAAAAAAATGCCAGCACATGTAAAAGACTCAATTAAGAGACAATACAAAGCTGGAACACCAGGTGCTCAACCATATACCGTTGAAGACAAGAAGAACGTTATTAATTGGTATAAGGATAATAAATAAATCCTAAATTCTAGTAACAGATTTTTTAACTAGGGCAGTTCCTTCAACTGCTCTAGTTACTGTTCCTGCAGGATCCTTTATTAAAATATCGTACATATAACTTCCAGGCTTTAATGTAGATGTAACTCCTGAAAGCATTTCTATAGTAAATCTTCCTGTCTTTGGATCATTAGCAAGAGTAAATGAAAACTCTGCTGCTTTTGATTCAGGGGCATATTTTTTTAATTGCCCTTTTCCAGTATATCCTGTTAGATCTAATACACTGTTTGTTCTATAATCTTCTAGAACAAAAGATTGTGCGAAATCTGTTCCTGTATATAATGTAATATTTGTTATGAATACTGGGGCCATTAATTTAATACTCCTAAGAATGGTTGAATCCAATCAGTATCTGGATCAGTTACAGTAATAACAGTTATATTTCTTTCTGTTAATTTTTCTATAAAAGCATCATATGATGCTTTAGTTAGAGTGGTATCTGGCATTAATAATGCTACTTTAGAACCTTCTGGAAGACTATCTATATCGCATATACTATACCAATCTGATTTGATATGATCAACTCCATAATCTGCAGTAACTTGAATAGGACCAAAGGTTTTTCCACTAGCATTAATACTAGGTGCTCTTGAGGTATCATTAATTCTAATTAAGGTTGAGATTCCTACTACTGGTCCTGTAATAGATGTTTCTCTAATTTTAATTAGAAATCTTTCTGTACCTTCTGTTACTCTATCTCTAGAGACTGTTACATCAATAGATCCTTCATCATTAAAAATTTGAAATGGACCAGATAGAGAATTGCTTATAAAGTCTGACTCTTTAATAGTACCATCTATTTCATCTTCGGTTGTATAATATAATTGTGTATAATTTGCTACTCCAGAAGTGGAGACGAAAAAAGATACTGTACCACCTTCATTTAATTCTGTTGAGCTTTGTGTTACTGTTGCGATCATTTTAAATTAATGGAGATATGTTTACAGTTGTTTCTTCAAGAAAATTATCTGGACATGCTAATTGATCATAATTGTCATTAGTTACTGTGTTTCCAAATCCGACTAATGTTGGTTGTAGAAGATAAAATCTTCTATTTGGATACGTTGATCTAAATGTATTCCATTTAGTATCTAGATCAGGATATGATTTAAAACTAGCACTAAGAACAGCTATACAAGTTCTTTCATCACTACCAGGTGATATCATTGAACTATCTGTAGTTATTCCTGCTCGTACAAGAGCACTTCCTTCTACAACTATTTCTTTTTTATTATCAGCTTTAACAATCATAATATCATAAACATATCTTCCAGGTTTTAGTAGAGATGTTGTCCATCGAGGAATAGATAAATTTAGTATGCCAGTTGATCTACTTGGAAAACCTACAGAAAAAGTAACAGCTGTTTTGCTATCTGGATGCTTTCTTATTTGTGCTTTTGCTCTATAACCAGTTAAATCAATAAGTTTTCCACCAGTTTCCGATAAGGTATAGTCCTGAGTGAAGTCTTCACCAGAATCAATAGCAATATTATTTACATATACAGCTGCCATAGTTAAAGGATGTTTATCTTAGGTATTTATCATATATAAGTATAAGATGACTAAAAATTATGAAATGGAAGGAGATTATGAAAATCCCTGGTACTACCAAGGTACAGCTTTCACTTCTGATGATATTGGCGATTTCTTCGGTTTCGTCTACTGTATTACTAATATCAAGTCGGGTAAACAATACATTGGAAGAAAGTATTTCCAACAAAAACGTAAGCCTAGAGGTGGTAAGAGACGGGTTACATCTGAGAGTGACTGGAAAAAATACTATGGAAGCTCTGACGAGCTTAGTGCAGATCGAAAGTTACTTGGAAACGCAGCGTTCAAGAGAGAGATCTTATCCCTCCATACCAGACT